CCTGCCTTCTTCACAATAGGCACGATGTCTTCTTTGACTGTAACAACAGGCTGTTCAGTGATCTCGTACCATTCAGGGTTAGATCTAAAACTGTTAATATCTACTTCACGATACACTTCAGCAATCGTCTGCGGACGAGTACTATTCTTCATCTGAAAGCGTACATATTGACGTTGCATTCGATACTCCTTTGTTAAAGGCTCCGTAGAGCACTTAAGAAAGGAGGGAGCCTCCTAAGAAGCCCCTTCCTTCAATCATTAGGCTGCCGAAGCGTCCACAACGATAGGCACAGCGCTGTAGTCACGCAGTTCGGCAACACCGTACAGGGTGTCAGCGGTGAACAGCGTACCAAGCCACTCTTGCTTGTACTGAGTCTGCGAACGGATGCCAAGCTGCTCAACCAGAACAGCCCAATCACGGTGGAACATCAGAGCCACACGGTCAGTGCCAGAGTTACCAGCAGCGGTATCGCAGTTGGTAGACACATACACTTTCACGCCGTAGATGTCGCCGAATTCGCCGTTCATCAGGGTCGTACCGTTGCCCTTGAAGGCTTGCTCGGTGAAGCGGTTGATACCCAGCATCGAGTTACGAGCAACCGGGGGAACCACCAGCGAACGGCCATCCATCGGCACGTCTTGGTCGTCGAGCAGCTGGATAGCAGCACGGATACCGGCGTCAGCGATGTTAGCAGCGTTGGAAGTACCGTGGGTGTAAGCAGCGCCGGTAGAACCGATGATGCCACCAGAGTACTGGTTGTTGCCAGCGGTGCCGCCACGAGCAGCGCGACCCAGACGGATCAGGCTGGTGTCAACTTGACGGCCCAGAGCGTGACCAGCATCGTCGGTGTAGAACTGACGCAGGCTCGACAGAGCTTGAGCTTCGGTGATGTCTTCGATCAGGCGGCTGTATTCGAAGTGGTTGTTGATGTTAACGACGACTTCGCTCTCGTTAGCAGCGATCAGGGTAACCTGATTCGAAGCAGTCTTAGCGGAAGCGGTGCCACGGGTGGGCGAGGGGATATGAACGGTGTCACCTTTCTTGCCCTTGAAGTTCATCTTCTTGACCAGATTGGCCATGACGAGGGACTTCTTGTAGGCGGCAACAATCTCATCACTCCAAATTTCGGGGATGAACGTTGCTGCGGTAGAATTGGTAACGTGATCGGTTCCTAAAGCCATTTTAAACTCCTATAATTTCAATTGGAAAGGTTATTTGACCCGACCTTCAGTATATGCGCGCATGATTTCAGGTTGTAGCGCCTCATATCGGTCAGGATCAGTCATTTTAAGACGGATTAAATCCGCACGACGATAAATTTTCTTTGTAGCTTCACCAGAACCACCAGTATCCACAGCAGCGGCCTTCATGGCTTGTGCTTTCTGTGTATCACCTGCAGTTTTAGTTACGCTAGATCGTACTTGTTTGAGTTCTTTGTACGTAGAGAGAAGTTCATCTGCAGCTTCAAAGTCAAATTCAGCATCTGCTTTCGCATAGAGACCTAAACGCACCTTACTGGACTTCACCCATTCTTGGAAACCAGCGTCATTGGCGATAGTTCCAAAATCAGGGTGCTTTGCAGCCAGTTGTTGTGCAGTTTTCATCTTCTTTAGCTCAAGCGCAGCTGCTTTTGCCTCCAAAACTGCGGGATTGTTCTCAATTGCACGTTGAACTGCCGTTTGAGGATTCTCAAAGAAATCAACTTCGGGCGTATTCTCAACGACTTCTGGTGTCTTATCGACTTCGAGTTGTCGTTTAAGTAACTGGTCTGCTAAAGAGCGTACTTCGTGGACTTCCTGTGCTTGACGACCAATCATCTTTTCAGCTTCTTGGTGCATCTTGACAATATCTTCGATGGATTTGCCTTTATATTTATCAGGAATTACCTTGTCTACTACGCTATCTTGTTCTACTTGCTCTTGAGTTTGTTCCGGGGGAGTCTCTTGAGAAGCTTTTTGTTGGTCTTCAGCAGTGATGTCATCAGCTTCTAAAAACGAGTCTTGTTCAATAAGTGCCATAATGTTGTTCTCCTGTCTCACCTAAGAGATTATAGGACTGTAAAATACATAACTACCGTGGTAGCTACCCTGCTTTATACCGATTACTGAGGTTCAGCGTAGCTCTTGCTACGTTCTTCCTTCAGTTTCTCAGTATGTTTGCGCTCCCAAGCATCATAAGCCGTTGGATAATCACCAGTGATACCCTCTAGCTTCATCATAGGCTTGGAAACAATACGACGAGCATCCTTACCGCATTCCTTACATTGAATTGTGCGTTCGGAGTCGTCAATATACGCCTCAGATAAGTGATTATCTAAGCACAAAAACTCGAAGATTCGTCTCATTGAGCTTCTCCTTGTAGTTGTTCGTAGACTTCTTCACAAGTCTTCTTGCGATTAAGCATCAAATCCAGAATATCTAGCTGCCCTTGACGGTAGTGTAATGTTTGAGCGTCCTCGACAGTACGAATATTCTCTACTTGCTGCTTTAATTTCTCTAAATCCTCCATGAGTAGCTGCCACCCTTGACTAGCCATCATGGAGAATGATTCTTCGTAATACGTCTGAAGTTCCTTGTCCATGTAGGGGAAACTCCTTTCTAGGTTTATTGTTGTGTCCTGCTTGCCATCTGAGCCATTGCGATGCGCTCGTTGCTGTCAATGTCCTTCTCTTTGAGCATGATCTCTGCTAAACGCACTCGACGTTCAAAGTCAGCAGATTCGTTGTTCTCATTCAAGTTGTTGGACAGTGCAGCAATCACACGAGCACGAGCCTCTTCAGGTGCAATCTGAGCCTCAACCATAGCCTTTTGAGCTTCTGCTTGAGCCTTCTGAGCCTTGGCTTGAGTTTCTTGGATGTTAGCTTCAGCAGCGGCCATAGCCATTGCTTGTTGCTGTTGTTGCATCTGCTGAGCCTCAGGGCTGGGCTGACTCATCTGCTCCAAGGTTGCAATCAACTCTTGGCGGTTGGTAAGAGAGCTGTTCTGCAGGATTCCTTTAAGGATCAACGGAAGCACAGGAGTGTCCGGTCCTAAGGTCTGCAGGAGGGCAATGAACTGTTGCTGTTCGAACTCACGAGCAAGGATACCCAAAGTAGCTGTAGGCATGAACTTCACATCCACAGCAGGGTAACGCTCAGGATCAAACTGCATGTAACGCCAAGCAGCTTTATTGATAAACGGGATCAGGAAGTCTTCTTGGAAGTTCGTCAAGGTACGCTTGTACTTCTTGATGATGCCTGCCATAGCCATAGACATACCGCCTGCGCCAGCATCACGGGGCACGTTGGAGGGCATACCTGCCGAATCCACAGTACCTGTTGCCTGCAGCAGCAAACGCTCAAAGTTCTGAGCAGTCTGGATGTTTGTCTGATCCGTAGCGCCAAACTTGAAGGGCATCATAATTTGGTTAGGATCGCCGTTGGTCAGGAATGACTTACCCGGACGGATCTCAAACTTAGCACCACGAGGCAAACGGGTAGCGTCCATAGCGATCATGGGAGCCGTTGTCAGAGCAACAGAGTCCATGTGAGCGCGGAGCTGACCGTCGATAGCCTTCTGCATGTTATAAGCCTTCTCAGCCGTACCACGACCCCAGAAACGACCCGGAACGGTGTCGTCTTGGTAAGCCATCACAGGACGATCCTTCATCATGTAAGGATTGGCTTCAGCTTTGAGGATCTTGCTGCCGTTAGCGATTACAACGATGGCTTCCACCAGTTCGTCATATTCATCAGCTAAGGAGTCTTCCGGGAAGAGGTCAACGTCTTCCTCGTCTTCCATCTCTTCCAAGTATTCCTTGGGAACTAAACCGTAGTAGGTCAGTAGACGCACACGGTTGTCTTGGAAGGAAACAACTTCTTCGGTAGGCTCGATGTCATCATCGGGACCATCAACACCTAAGTCCACCTTGCGATAGATACCTTTTTCCATGCCTTCCACGATCTTGTGGACAGACACGAACTTCTCAATCGCACAGCCCATAGAGTCATCTAAGGACGTAGCATTAGGATCAATCAGGAAGTTCTTAGGATTAACAGGAACCAGCTTGACGGAGACACGATCCTTCTCTTCCACGCCGATAGCTGCAATACCCATTTCACCGGGGATAGGCTGCGTGGCAGGAGCGTATTCCTTCTCCATCTTGACGATGATTTCACCGATGCCAGTACCGTAGATCTCCGCCATCAACTCGATCTGGTCAACAGCTTTCTTGATCTTGTCACGATTAAAGTCCTCCATCAGTTGAGCCTTGAGAGCTTCAACGTCTAAGGGAGTACCGTTCACATCACGGATATCATCTTCAATGTCAAACCATTCGCCTTGACCAAAGATAGCTTCCATGATCTCAGCGTGGCGAGTCTCGATGGCCTGCTGCGTAGCTGGGGAGATGATCCTGCTGCGCTCAGAGTCACGGGTACGATCTTCAGCAGCCCACTGACCACGGAAGATGCGCTCATACTCAAGCCACTTATCTAAGTAGTTCTGGTCGCGGTAGTCGCGCCAGCGATCAGTGTGCGATACGATCCACGCAGATAACTCTAGGTCATTCTCCGTAGGCTCGTAGAACTGACCTTCCATTTCGTTTTCTTCGGACATAGCCGTTCCTTAGAGTTTTTTCCACTCTTCGTAAGACATGGAAGTTGCGTTGGGGTCGCCTTGAGCTTTTTCATGCTCGTACTGAGCGCGGCTATTCGTGGCACGGACTTTTAAAGCTTCGGCTTCTGCTTCAGCCATATTAGCCATATGGGACATAGCCTGACGAGTTGCTTTGTAGTGCCGCCCAAGCATATTATCCGCACTATTCTTTTCAGCATTTCGATAAGCACGTTCTTCTGAAGCATAGCCTCTGGCTTTTCGTTCAGACTGTTCGGCACGCTTCAGCATATCGGCTTTTTCTTCGATAGAATATTTTGCCATTTTAATAATCCTTTACCATTTAACTTTATCAGCCCAATACGCTGCAGACATCTTACCTTTGGCAATGTTCTTAGCGTGACGAGCTTTGAAACTTTCTCGGCGCTTACGTTCAGCTTCTGTTTCATCCTCAGACTCAGGAGAGCCGGACACACCTTGCTGACCGAAACGGATGGTCTTGATCTGATCGCCTTCCTTAGCCACAACTACGTGACTCTTGGTAGGATGTCCCGGAGTACGCTTAGGCTTGTTGTAGCCATCAACGCCTGCCTTTTCAAGACGAGTGTCTTTCTTTTTAGTAGCCATAATCAATACCCCGAAATAACATCGTAAGTCTCATATTCATCTTCCTCATAGTCAGGAAGGAATGCTGAGATAGCTAATTGTTCCACATAAGCCAAAGCATCAACCAAGTCATCATGCACCCCTTTGGTAGGGAACATAACCAGTTGATCCTTGAACTCCTCAAAGTCTTCATCCTCATTCAGGACGATATGACCATGCTCAAACCTTCCTTGCAAAGCCCAGACAATCCGGTCTGTTTTCTTCTTGTTACCGTGTGTAAGTGTCTGTATGTGAGCAAAGGTATTGTATTGACGCATCATGTCCTGTAGAACACCCATGACAGCATTCATGGCTGTACCCCGTTCAATACCGATCTGGATTGGCTGGTACTGTTTGATGTTCTTCAAGATCCTCATACAAGTCTCTTTGATGTCCCACCGACCATGCTCAATCTTGTCCACATACCACTTGTTGTCATTACCGATCTTGACCACAGCAATGGCTGTCTCGT